CAAAATCAGACTTAAGAAGCACTAAACTGCCTTCTTGCCAATTAGGAGGAAATGAAGTTTCAAAAGTTACTGTACCGTTCCAGTTGGGTATGGAACTATTTTGATAATAATTAGAATTATCAGCTATATTAGCTAAATATGCGCCGTAGGTGTCTAAAGGTATGGAAAGCAAAGGGTCATTAACAGTATCTTCTATATAAGTAAAGTTTAACATACCAGAAGGTGTTGTCAACTGTGTGGTTACTGGGGTAATACCAGTTCCAAAACCACCGACTAAAGATGGTTCCATTAGCGGTATTATAGGACCTAGTGGAGATTTTTTAACAACAGTAACATCTTCTTCTAAAAAATTAGGTCTTCCAGATATAATATTAGAATACGAATTAGAAATTGGATCGTAGCTTGGTACAACTGTGTGGGTTAGAAAGTTAGTAGATCCTGTTTTAAATTTTTCTATATTTATTTTTTTAGGTTCTGTTTGATCGTCTGTCCAAAATAAAAATTTATCTAATATGTTTATTCCAGTTATTAAATAATCTTTTGTAAAATTTAAAACACCTTGAGTGTCTACAAGAACAGGGTGTATAAAGCCTGTAGTTTGATCATATTCAGCTATAGCACTAACGTTGTCAGACGCTATAAACCAATATATTTTTTCATTAGCTTCATCTACTGTTGAGCCAATACATACTGGGTTAGCAAGGTCTTCTATGTAGTTAGCTTGCCATAAAACATCATTTTGTTTACTTCTAAGCTCAATATTGCCTTTTACGTTTTGTAAAACACCTACATTTGATCTCTCTGAGTTTGCTAAATCTAAGTTTAAAGCGTCGCGATATTCACCGTTAGGTATTAATCGCTCATCGAGGTCTTTATTCATTCTTCCAGTCTGGAAAACATGTACAAATTCCGGCATATATTAATGTTTTATTTGTTTAGATTTGTTACGCATAACCTGCGTAATTTCTTCTATTTTTATATTAGATAATCTTAATTTAGCATTTCTTCTAGCGGCTTGCTTTTCCCGTTTAAACCTTGCTATAATATATTCTGGAGTGTTTATTCTAGTCGATAAAATAGCATGAGCTATATACTTATATAAAGCTTCTTCAGCAAACTTATGAACTGTCATTTCTTCATCTTTAGCAAGGCCGTCGCTTATATACTTCAATGTAACTACGCGATTAACCATATCTGAGCTAAAATGTATTAATCCTTTTATTTGGTCTATATAAAACACACCGTTAGATTGTGCGTTTTCAGGGTTAATACCATATCTTCTACCTAAAAAATGTTGATGTATTAAATCACTGTTATTATCATTTGTTAAAGCATCTTCTCCTTTGCGATCTAATTTAAATCTTTTAAGGGTTTCTGAATCTTGAGCATAAATTATTTCACCGTTGTTATCAAAGGTGTACTCGTAATTGCTGTCTTGCACTATAGGTAAAGGATCGCTAGTTTTTATTGCTGGATATATTACGTGTTCTATTCCACTATCATCAACCCATGTTAACTTAACATAATTAACATAGTCTTGAGGTAGAACCATATATAGCTGTGGTCCTATTTCTATTTCTTGAGACTTGAACGAGGGTAATAAATCAAAATTAAATTCTTGTATACCTCTCTGCGCGTGAAAAGCAATATCAGTTCTTTTTATTTTACTAATAATCTTGCCTTCACCTACATAAGAAATAATGAAATTATTTATAATATCTTTTAAAGATATAAACTGATAATTGCCATAATCTTCATCTAAACTGTTCCAGACACCATCTGGGCCTTCGTAATATTGCTCATTAGTTTGATTTATTAGTGCCATTTATTAAGATTTTTCTTGTTGTATAGTTTCTATCTCTTCTTGATTAACTGCGTTATATAAATTATAATCTTTTATTAATAAACCAGATAGTTCAAGTATTTTTATAACTAATTCTGTTTCTTCTGATGGCTCTAATTCAAAGTCAACAGATTGAGACGCATTATATAAAGGCTCATCAAAGACTATAGTATAAGCCCATTGAACTTTTGCCGGTTTTTTTATGTAAGCGCAAGAAACATTAGTTATTAGCTCGGACGCACCATAAACATTAAGCCCAGAGCTGTTTTGGGTGTATATAGGGCGTGTATTAACGGGTTTTGTTAATGGTGATGAGTTTATGTATAATATTTCGTTTTGATTAACTCTCTCGGCTTCTATTTGCTCAGTGCTTGTTACGCCAAAACCATCAGTGGTTGAGTTTGAGTATATTACTGTTCCTAGCCTGTATACGTCTGCCGGTAAGTCAAAGTGATTATTAACAGCGTCGTAAGTTAGTGATGCTGATGTTTTAAAGGGAGATATTTTTTTGTCTAACATGTTTAACATGTCAGAATATTTAGTGCTGTTGCCAGGAATTCTACCAAACTGATTTATGTCGTAAAAATACTGCTCAAATAAATCTAACTGTGCTTGATTAGCAAATAAGTTAAATTCTTGGGCGGTAACATAGCCTCTTTGTTCTTTATTTAATATACCTAAAACTTTCTGATATACTGTATCTACGCTTACTGCCATATAATTTTTTATTAATAATAATTAGGCCACCATTAAGGTAGCCTAACTACTATAATGATAACTTATATTTTTTTAGTTATGTGTTTATAAACTTCCATGCCTTCATCTGTTTTAAAGAATGCCGCTAAAGCGGAGTATGGATGTTCATCAAATGGTACGGTCATTAATTTTCTACCAGTACTACCATAAGTAAAAGTTCTTTGATCCTGAGATAAATTAATAATACCTTGGTTTACTGCTTTTATTCCAATGTTTCTTAGTTCTACATTTTCATCATTTGCTAATTGTAGAAATAAAACAGGATTTCTTTTTGCGAAAACTAATCCGTCTCTTTTTAATTCACTAGAAGACAAACTGTCAACTTCTTCGCCAAATTCAACTCTTAGTATAGCTTCTAAGCCTTCAATATCCATTTGTTTTGCAGCAAGTAGTGCTTCAATTTCATAATTGATATATTCTAACTCGTTTACAGCTCTTTCTTTTGGCTTGTTTTCTACAAAATATTTATTTCTAAGAGGGTGATATAAAGATAAAAGTTTTTGCAAAGCAACTTCTTGTTTTGGAACAAACAATTTACCGTCTCTAAAAACTATTCTACCTAAAGTTGCCTGTCCTTTTTGCTCATCTACAAAAGGAGATGCCATATTTGTAGCATATCTTAATTCTCTTTGATAACCTAGTTTTTCATCAAAATATAATAATGGAAATTTAGTGCTGTGTTTAGACGCTATAGTAAAAACAATTGGACTTCCAAAATTTTCTGTTAATGTATATAATCTGTCTTTTATTTCCCACTCTGGTTTTGCAGGTGGAGATTGTGGTTTTTTTGTAGCCACTACCTGAGGTGCAACCTCAACAATTTCTTCTGCTTTAGCTTTTTTAGCCATGATATAATATAATTAAATAGTTAATAAAAGTAATAATTACCCCCGTCGATATAACGAGGGTAATAATTACATTAATTTACCTTCTTATTAGAAATTTGCTGTTTTCTTAAGAAGTACAAAGTTGTTAGCCGCTTGAACGCATAATGCTCTTTCAGACAAGAAGTTAACATTCATTTCATCAACGTCACTTGTAAAGTTTCCGCCAACAGATCCAGTAATCCAAGATTTTAATCTACGATCGTCTGCTTCAGAAGCTCTGTAGCGTACGTGTAAAAATGGTCTTTGAATATTCTGTCCTAAAATTTGGTCATAAACAGTAGAAGTACCTGCAGGCACAACAACACCAAGAATATCTTTTATCATTCCTCTTGTAGTTGAGTCATTTAAATATTTCCAATCTGTTTTGTAGAAATCATAAGATCCTCTACGGAAACCGTTAAATCCTAGGTTCAAAGCCATATCTTCAGAGTTTTCAAATACACCGTAAGACGTTCCGCCAACTCCATAAGCATTTTGAGCAGCTAACATAATATCAATATCTAAAGAAGTTGCGCGGTCTAAGAAAAGCATGTTTTCTTCGATAGCACCCTGCTTATCTAATTCACCTAAAATTGCATCAAAATCAGCAATTCCTGGTGCGTTAGCAGCTGTTGAGGCAAAATCTGGGTCGTTAAATACTAATCCTCTGTCTTCAATAGCAGCAAACATACCTTCACTACCGGTAAAACCAAGGTCACCAGCAGAAGCTCCAGCTCCACCACCATTATCTTTAACAGCTTCAATCATAGACATTTCTAAGTAGTCTTCAAAACGTAATCTAGCTTCATGCTCAGACTTTAAGTACCATAAGTACCCTCCAGTTCCAGCTTCAGTAGTTACTTCAACCCATCCAATTTGAGCAACGTCAGAACCATTAACACTATACTTTTCTCTTAGTATAATTGGTTTGTTGTTGAACTGAGTGAATTTAGCATCAGGTTGAGCTGCAATTCCTGAAGATCCTTTTTTGTATTCAGAACCATAAACAAAAACAGCAACTCCTTCAATAGTAGCATTGCCACCACCTAAGATTGTGTTTAAATTTTGAGCTCCGTAAGGCGCTACAACAATATGTGCATTAGCACCTGTACCTCCAGTTGTTACTCTAGCTTTAATTACAATACCATCTTTAGCAACGATAACTGTTTGGCCAGCGTTAATTAATGCCGCTTTTTGCTCTTTTGTTTGTAATCCGGCAGTTCCAGCTGGATCATCAATAAAAGTTACATGATTAGCAGCAGCGTTAGCTACAGTTACTTTACAATCGTCCATAGCGATGTGTAAACGCCCTTGCTCAGACCATACAATTCGGTCAGAAGCCATAGGCATTTCTGCTCCTACCATGCGTAAAAATCCAGAAATAGTACGATTACCGTATCTTTCTACTTCTTTTTCATACACTTCTGGTAAGAACTGTTTTGTGAAATCCATGTCTGTCAAAGAAAGGTAGTTGTCCGCAAACAAGCCTTTAGTAGGACGTGGAGTTTGGTGATTCAATTGGGCACCAGTGCCCGGAAATGTTCCAGCCATAATTTTTAATTTTTAGTTTTTAGTTTTTTATTTTTTTCTTATTTTCATTCGTAATTTAGAAGTATCAAGTCCATTAACAGATCTTACTGTCCAGCCGTTTGAAGTTGTAGTTTTTTCATGGCCCCGTCTCGGCTCCATATCTACGTTCTTAGCAGTAGCAGCGCTAGTTTTTATAGCATCAGATTTTCCTTGCTCATAAAAATGTTTTGCAACAGCGTCAGGGTTCATGGCTGTAAATAAAGATTTGTGATAACCCAAAGCATCTGACATTTCATTTTTTTCATTCAAGAACTTCTTGACGAAATTATTAATATCACTTTGGTTTGACTTTACTCCTTTAGCGTCTTTAACGTTAAAACGGTATTTTTTGTCTCCAACAGAATATTCAAAACCTTTGAAATTATCATTGAAAACGTCGTTTGTCTTGTTATTAAACGCTGTTTTTTGTTGTTCTTCAATCTTAATAGATTGTTCTTTTTCTTTATTATAGCGATTAAAAAAATCAACCGCTTTTTGTTGTTCTGGATTTAATTTAGATCCAGCTTTAATTTCTTCGTAATAGTTGCTTTTAAGTTTTTCAAGATGTTTTTTTGCTTTAGCAGCCTCTTCTTTAAATGCAATTTTAGCTTTACGTATATCTTTTGGCTCATCTAGCTCTTCGTCATATAGAAAATCTTCCATTAAAATATCTATATCTTCTTTGTCTAAATGAGGTTTAGTTGCTTGATAATACTCTTTTATTATTTGAGACTCGTTTAATGAAGAGTAATCTTTGTTTAGTTTAACATAGTCTTCTAAACTTCCACCTGTTTCATTAATAAAATCTACTACCTTTTGTATATTTTCTGGCAAAGGATCACCAGTGGCTTGCGCCTCAGCAACAGCTTCTTCAACTTCTTCAGTTAGTTCTTCTGTTTTTTCTTCAACATGCTCATCTGTTATTTCTTCTAAAACAGGAGTGTCTTCTAACTCTGTTTTTTCTTCAGTAGCAACTTCTTGCTTTACTTCTTCGATAACACCTTGTTCTTCTACAGCGTCATTAATTTCGGTTTTTTCTTCTTCAGAAACAACTTCTTTTTTTACGTTGTTTAGTTTTGATAAATCTATCTTTATAGTGCCTTCGCCGTCTTGAACAACTGGCGTGTCTACTTCAATTTGCTTTTTAACTTCGTCTTTTTTAGACTGTTGTTCTTTGTTTTCTTTCATGATAAAATATTATATAATTATTATTTACTATAATCACCTAGGTTCAAAAGAACCTAAACCAAATCCACCTTGCATTACATCATTTCCAGATGATTCAAAGTTTTTTGGCGGTAAATTATCTTTTCTTTGTGCTATTAGTTGGCTTTGTTGTGATGCTTGTATTTTAGTTCTTTCGTCTTTACGGTCTTCTTTAATTTCATCTTTTGAAGAAACAACATTAGACTGCATTTCTTGAAGTTTCATGTTTATTTGAAACTCATATGCCATTAAACCTTTTTTAAGCTGTGCTTCTGTTTGTAGTTTTTGAGATTCAAAGCTTAGTTTAGCTTGCTCTAGCTGTATTTTGCTTTGAGTAAGAGCGGTTTGTTTTTGAACCTCTAACTGAGCAGCAACTTGCTGGGACTGCTGATTAGCTTGAGCTTGAGCTTGTATGTTTTGTTGTTGCATTAGCTGATCTCGCTCTAACTTCTTTTTTCTTCTTAATTTTAATAAAGAATTTGCTAACTTTATACTTTTTACGTTTCTAATATCTATTGCATCTTCTAGATCTATAGATTTTTGAGCCAAAGCCATTTGTATATTGTTTTCTAAAACTGTTTTTTCTTCTTCATCTGGCTGTAGCTCTATAAATATACCAAAATCGTACAAATGTAATTCACTTAATTCATCTAAAGTTGCTACATTGTGAACACCTATTTGTTGTATAAAGGCGTCTCTTGTAGGTGAAAACTCTAATATATCTGATATTCTTAACGATAAGTTTTGAGCTAAGTCAGATGTTATAAACAAACCACTTGTTAATATATGCCTAGTAGCTGTATTTGAATTTGCTGCCGCTAGTTTTTGAACACCAACTAAAGCGTCTTTTGAAGGAGTTCCTCCGTCTCTAGCCTCGTTAAGACCAGTGACATCACGTATCATTTGTAGATAGTAATTATAGGTGTTTATTAATTGTGGTATTTTATTACCACCAGATCCACTTGCTATTTCTTGAATTGGTACTTTTCCAGGATTTAAGTCTCCTTCTTGTGTGAATGATCTACCTATAACAGAACCTGTTTGAAAAAACATATTCAAAGCTTCTTGAGGGTTGTAGTTTGTGCCATTGCCAAGATCAACTTCCGCTAAACCATCAGCGTCTAAGTAAACACCATCTGGCACCATACGCGATAATACTTGCTGTAGTTTTAAGTGCGTTAGTTGTATCATATCAGCAAAGCCAGTAATTCTACTTACTAAAGACTCTATTTGACCTTTATACATACGAGGTGCACAGATACTGTAGTTCATTTTAACTTTAGTGAAATCGCTTTTAGGCCTTAACATGTTTTTAGCCATTTCCCATTTAAGTAATTTATCTGTTCCTAAGACTAAAACACCTTCATATAAAACCTCTAAAGATCTACCTATTTTTTGTATACCATATTGTTCTAGTATTTCTTCTGGCGGGTTAAATTGATCATCTTTTATTATTATCTTTTCAGCACCTGTAGATGTTTCTTTAACTTTATAAACCTCGTTCATGTAGGTTTTATAATTAAAATATAATATCTGAACAGTATTAGAGTCAGAGTTATCATAATTTGACATTGTTGTGTCATAAGAGCCGCTGCTTTGAAACGATGTCTTGCTTATAGCTTCTAAATCATCTTTACTAAGATTAGGAAACTGCTTTTTTAATTCATTTATATGAACTGACTTTATTTCACCTACATAATATATATCATCAAAATAAGGAGACTCTGTATATGAGTAAACTAAATAAGCAGGGTCAACATACTCTACGACGGCGCCTTCAGATTCAGAAAATCTATTTTTTACAGCACCAATACCTAGAGTTGTTAAGTCGTAGTTAACTCTCTTTCTTGTTAAATCATATTTATTACCATCTAGTAATACATTTATAGCTTGCTCTTCTGCAATTTCAACATTTTGCTTATATGTTAACTGCATATGCAACTCAAGTTCTTCCTTTGTTTCTGGTAATGATTCAGGTTTGTTTTCAAAAAGATTTACACCTAAGTTTTCGTTGACATATTCATTAATTTCTTTAGTTTGTAAATCTCTTATTATAGATTCCATATAAGCAGTACGCTTACTTATACCATAAGGATCTTGAGAATATGCTTTTATGTCAAAAGTTCTTTCTGATATACCGTTAACAACAATATCAACAAACTTTGGTATAATAGGAACTGGTTTCCAATCTAAATTAAGATAAGACAAATCACCATTTATAGATAATTCATCTTTATACTTTTGTATTGACTGTTCGCCTCTAGCATATAATCTTAGCCTATGAAATGTGTTTTGGTTACTTCTGTATCTATTAGCACCGTTTGTAGTTTTAAACCACTCGTCTTGTATAGCTCTACCAACTTTTAAGCCATACTCTTGAGAGGCTTTTTCTTGATCACTAGTAACTTGACTAGGAAAAAAACTTTTTACAACTGAATCAGCCATATGTTATTTTATTATTTTTGATAAACTACCGCCATTACTAAACTTAGCGATTTTTATATTTATTGGTTGTTTTTCTATTTTAGCAACAGGTCTATATAAGTGCCTATTGCAAGCCATTATAGCTAACCCAGAACTTATAGCTGCATCAAATTTTGTTCTTTTGTTTATATCAAACTTAGCCCAATCACCTAGAGTTCTGTTAAAATACATATCACCATATTGTGAATCTGATTTTAATCCTACATACTTATCTATATAAGACTCAATAGCAGCAGCATGAGCTTGTTTTATATCTTCACTAGAATTTGGTATGCCACCTATTTCTTTTTCCGCAACAGACAGCTTGTTCCATATCTTATCAGGTCTATTCATTGAATAACCTCTGTAACCTCTTCTTTTAAAATAATATAATAATCTAGGTTTATTATTTTCAGCTAAAAGAGGCATGCCATAAAAAACACAAGCCATTAAAACATCTTCAAAAAACATTTCTGCCGTTTGTGGTCTAGCCACGTATTCTAAAAAAAAAGAATTAGGTGGAGCATCTTCCATTGAAAACTTAGTTAATCCATGCAAAGAACCTTTAGATCCATTTCCATCAACTGTTCCTGAGATATCGTAACTATCACAACCAAAAGCACCTATATGTTCATTACCTGGATGTTTTATACCATTTTTTAAAACTTGCTTATTTTGTAAAGAGTAATTTGGCACCCAAGTTAATTTAAATCTTCCGTTAGAGTTTGGTAAAAAACTTACCACGCTGTCTTTTACTCCGTTTTGCCATTGAAAACTTCCTGTAGAAACAACATTAGTGTTTCTCAAGTCTTCATTGTAATCTATTTGTTCGTATATTTTTACTAAATTAAATATACTGTTTTTTGTTTCGTCCCTGAAAGCATGTTCTTCAGTTCTTGGAAACTGTCTGTAAAACTCATTTAAAGCGTCTTGGTCGCCTTTTAAACCATCTGCTTCGTTATTCCAATGCTCTACAACACCTATGTCTATTAGGTCGCCATGAGGCCCTTCAACTGGTTCTTTTGGAGTATCGAAAACAGGGTGTCCATAAGAATCAATGAATCCTTCGTAGTTCCATTCCATAGGTATGAACAGAGAATATAATCCTGAGCTAGTCTGTCCATTCCTGTTTCTTTTACTAGCATCTGAGTTGTAGTATAGTTTTTTAAAATTTTCTCCACCTTTATCTAATGAATTAGAAGTTGAACCCATCATACATTTACCAATAACTCTAGATCCTAACCTAAGGCAAGTTTTTGTAACTCTCCAGTTATTTAATATATTGTCAGGTCTTTCCCATTTACCGCTCTCGTCGTGTACTAATAAAGCTAATTTTTCACCGTCATAACTATTATCGCCAGTGTTTTTCCAGTCAATCGTTGTATCTAATCCTTCAAGTAATTCTTGATCTTTTTTGTTTTGTATTGACTTTCTGGTAAGTCTGGAGGCAGGTATTCTATAGGCGAGCTCGGTTTTTGGCCTGTCCATACCGTCCTGGATGGGTTTGAAAAAGAACGGGTAGTTGACTGATATTGGTACGACTTTGTCTGTGAACATTTTCTTAGCATCGGAACCAGACTTAGACAAGATACCGTACCGTGCATCTGATGTAATTGTTGCCAAATTAACGGTTTCTGCTGAAGACATGAAAGAGAATCCGGAACGGCGGTTCTTAAGATAACACATTCCATAACATCGTGAGTCGGCTTTACAAGCTTCCCAGAATATAAAGAATAGTCTGTTTGCTTCTCTAAAGTCTGGCTTCCCAACATCAATCTTGGACCACTGCAAGTACATAAAATGAGTGCCAGTAATGTAAGTAGCCAGGCTTCTATTATAGAACCAATGACCTTCTTCTCTTTTTTTAAATTCATTATCAATATAATTTTCCCACTTAGCCTTGAAGCTGCTGGGGTAATCTCTCCATTCAAATACGCTTGCAATGTTTTTAAGCTCTTTAGGATATTTTTCAGGCTCCCAGCAGTTGTTGCCTTTAATTAAATTTTTTGGAGCCTTAGGAAGCGCTATTTTAAGCCCTTGTATTTCGTATACTTCACCTATTTGACCTGTTTTGCTTATAACTATAATATCATTTTCTTTATTATAGCCATATTTCCATTTTTTAGATTTATTTAATCTGTTTAATGTGTTTATTTTTACAGGTTGTATTATTTTATATAAACTCTGCTCGTACATTATTTAGACCTCCTTTCTGCAAAACCACTAAAAGTTTTTTTACTTTCATCTTTTGGCTTATCTTCTAAAATAGCTTCTTCTGATTGTATTCTTGTTAATATTTCAAAAGCATCAAAAATAGCTAGTTTTTTAGTTGCTGCTGCGTTTTTAAGTCTATCAGCAGATATATCATCATCTGAATCAACAATAGGCTCTTTTGCAACTTTTATTAACTCCTCAACTGCTTTGTGACCAGCTTGGATTATACTCTTCTTCGTTTCCTTTATATTCATATTTAATTGTAATAAATTTATTTGGAACCCTATATAGTCTTTCGTTTTCTATAAAAAACTCGTACTCTGAACCTGGTTTAAAAGAAACTAACGCACCTTTTTCCATGTAGCCATCGCTATGCTTTACTACGCCTTTACCTACAATCTCATTGCTTAACTGCATTGTATCAATCTGCTGTAGCGGCTTGATAAAAGAAAAACCTTTAACAGCTCTCCATTCTTCGCTTCTTTTATAAGCATATACTTGGTTCTGTTGAACAAGAAATAAGTCTTCTCTTAAGTAGCTTCTGCTATTTTTCTCTTTACCTCTTACATCATAAAACCTTCTAAAAACATTATGATGTACTATTACTTCATCACCTGGTTTTATTTCAGAACAATAAGCTAATGGTGTTGAAACAACAACGCCATGCCTGCTCACATATTGGTGGTTTTGCATTTCTGTGTTTAATATTAACTCAGAACCATTTAATTCAACTTTATTATTATTTCTTTTGCTAAATGGTTTTACTATAAAATCAAAAACACTATTCATTAATACTCTAAATTATACTCGACAGCAATTGCCATGTTTTTATTAAAGTCTTTCCACGGAAGTGTTTCGTTGTTTTTTTTAATATAAATAGAATACTTGTCTTCTTCTTCTATTATACTTTCTATAACATGACCACCGTACACCTCTTGACCAACGGCGTAATGCATAGCGTCATTTTTATAATCTCGGCCTATACTAATCTTTCTTACTAGGCTCATTTTTTGCTATTTTACCGTCATTTATATCAATGCTAACCTCGCCGTAAGATTCTTTTAGTTCGTCTTGAAACTTTTGAAGATCTTGCTGTATGCTTGACACGCTGTGTAGTAATTCGTGCTTAGTAATTTCTAATTCACCTAATCTTAATTGGTGTTGATTATGGTTTTTTACTAATTCTTGAAGTTTAGTTAATTCTTCTTTTTTTATTTTTTTTGCCATTTTATTAAATTTAAGTTGTTTTACATATAGTTAAGTATTACGCATTTAAGCGTTACTTTAATTTTCTATTGTCATAGTAATAGACGTTGGGTTTACTAGTTCATTTATTTGATAAGAAATATGTTCTTCAATTTTTTGAAGTTGTTCTTCACCAATAGCATTTTTTGTCCATTCTACAACTATTTCATTAGTTAAATCTTCAAAATCTATAAAATCAGTATCAGGATCTATTAACACTATTTGGGTTCCTATACTGGTTGCTAAATATGGTTTTTCATTTGCATCTAATTCTTCTGAAACACCAGTCACAATCCAATGCACGTTATAAACCACATTTGTTTCGCCTTCTGATTGAAGATATACATCTACTGTCTTGCAGTTCCAATTATATGTTATCATTGTATTAATTTATTTGTTTTGCGTTTTTTTTGTATTTTCTATTTTCTTTTGGTTGAAACAATCCAGACATGTGAAATAATCCATTTTTCTTCCATTTACCGTTCCATTGTTTGCCGTGTTTAGTCCAACGATCGTGTGCTTTAGCAAACTTCCAAACTTTTATTCCGTTGTCTTTACCTTTAAATATTTTATCGTAAGTTTTAACCCAATACATATCAAAAGGCCCCATGGCTCTAGCTTGCAACATTAACTCTCTAGTTCTATAATCAGCTTTACCCGTTACACATATATCTATATCTGTTGTTGGAAAACCTTCAAGTATACCTCCAACTACATATAATTTATGATGCAACCAGTCTAGCTTTAATAACTCTTTTATGTAACTTTTGTATATATGATCATCTAATCCATACATATAAGGTATGAACATAAAGCTACCGTTTACATTTTTAACTTGTCCTTCTAAGTTATCGTTAAATTCGTCCCAAAAAGTTTTAAGCATAATTTTATTAATTCGCTACTTCTAATTGATATGTAACTTCGTCTTCGCCGCCTTTACCTTCTAGAAGAACTATATTTATTTTTTTTGATTTAGCGTTAAACACTATAGAGTGCACACTGGATAAATGACTATTGCCATCAGCTCCGTTTTTTCCATTAGAACCATTAGTTCCATCTGCGCCAGCTGGACCCTGAGCTCCAGTATCTCCTTTAGCACCTTGTGAAGCTGCAGATGAAGAGTCTTTACCAAAAGCATCCTTTATAAACGCATGTAGTTCTTCTACATCCTCTCTAAGATCTTCAATTTGTTTTATTAAAAATCTATTAATCTGATATAATCCATCATCATTAAATACATCACTAACATCTGTTAATGATGCTAAATCATCTGATATCTCTTTAGATACAGTTATTTCTCCATCACTACCTTTAGATGCAAGTTGTTTAGAACTCCCTTCTTTAAATAGTTTTTTACCTCTTATGTTGTCGTTTATATTTGCCATTATACTTGTTCAAATTCTAAAATTATTGACGCACTAACTCCTTGCCAGTATTTAGCACCTGCACTTTTTCTATAACCAATTTGAATATTGTCACCTTTTGAAAAACTAAGGTTAGGATCATATTCTATAGATCCACCACTAGCGGTTAAAGAACCTGATGATTGTGTTGGTGTACCAGTAGCATTTTTCCATATATCAAATATAGTTGTAAAACTTGTACTTAAACTTCCACTTGTATTTTGCATCCTTATTCTTTTTATAGTACCATCAGCAGGACAATCAAAATGATTGTAATATTGATTTGATGTTGTTTCGTTTAAGGTGTTGAATGGTATTCTTAAAGAACTTGTAGTGCTTCCTGAGTCCTGAAAATTACTAAACAATATAGTTTGGGTGTCTGTAGGTACGTGAGCGTCTACATAAGCTTTGTTAGCAGCGTCAGTTGAGGCACTAACTGTATCGACACCTTGTATTCTACCTGTTCCACTTAAACTAATATCACCGCCTGATACTGTTAAATCTCCAGTTAAAGTAGTATTAGTAGAATCTAGCTTTAAATCAGTGCCATCTTCATTCGCATTAATAATGCTTTGTATTTTAGCTCCAACAGTTGATCCATCAAGCGCAAATGATATTTCACCAGAAACATTGCCAGAAGAATTATCGCTAGTTGTAAGCCTTAAAGTTGAAGTTTGATCCTCAGAATTAACTATTTCTATTTGAGTGTTAGGACTAGTTGTGTTAATACCAAGACTCCCATTTACTGAAGCTCCAGTTGATAATGTTGCAAACTTTTTAACATTGTTGTGATATAAGTCTACGCTGCTGTTAAAATTACAATCAATATATGTTTCTGCATTAGCAGATTCTAATATTAAATTAGTTGCTGATATTTTTAAATCACCTGTTCCATTTTCTAATATTTGACTATATGGTGATCCAAAGTTTGTATGCCCTATTATTAAACTTCCAGCTGCATTAGCACTAGCTCCGAATCTAAAATACTTATTCTCTGCTATTCTAACATCTCCAGTTACTACGTCTGTGCCTGTTGGTGCAAGTGGTAGAAACGGTCCGCCTGTAACAGCACCTATATCAGCTGCTAATTGAGCACCAGTTCTATATTTAACTCTATCAGACTGTCCCGGATCTGAAACTAGAAATCTATCAGTGTCGCTAGTTGCGTTTGCAAGATTTTCTATATTAACCCCATCTTCTATCTTTAGTAGAACATCTACATCCATTGAAGAAGATGAAATATTTAATTCACCTGTGTTACCAATTCCTCCTGACGACCACTTGTAAGTGTTAGAAATTACGGTCACATCATTCCATTTTGTAGAATTTCCGCCAATTATAAGGTTTTTTGTGCCGGTATTAAAATTAACTATATTAGCGCCTATTGTTGTAGTTGCTGCATCAGGAAATAATAAACTACTACCTGTTAAACTGGCTTGATTACCGCTTGGGTTTGTTGCTCTTATAGTTCCTACTACATCAAGCTTAGCGCCAGGACTCGTGGTTCCAATACCTACGTCTCCGTTGCTTTGATGAATACGCATTCTTTCAGTGTCATTAGTAAGAAATCTCAAAGGATGCGATGTTACTGTACCTACACTTGCTCTAGAGTTTGCAGCTGAAATATTTAAAGTTACTGGAGTCGTTGTATCTGTAATTTCTATAGTTGGAGTATCTGCGCCTTTTAACGTTAATAATCTTGAAGGACTAGTTGTTCCAATACCAACTCTATCATTAGCAGTGTCTGTGTACAACAAACCGTTGTCCACGTCGATTCCACATAAATATTTAATTGACATATATTTTATTTATTTTATTAACCTACTTTATAGACTAAAACTCTTACGTCGTTTGTAGTGGCAGAGCCGAATGTTATTTTAGCTTTAGTAGTACTTGCATTTCCGGAACTATCTGTTCTAGCCACACAAGCATAAACAGTGGCTTCAGTAGTCATATCATATAGCTGTATAATAACATCAGCACTGTTTAGACCGTGAGTAATTTCCGCTGTTGTAGTTCCAGAAGATATTGTTGCTGCAAAAGAATTACTAGAGTTAGTGTCGGTGTTTGTAACAGTAAAATTACCACTAGACACTGAAACGCTAACACCAGTACCAGCGGTAACTCTTGCCGCGCCCACAGCTGATGCCGTTGCATCGTCAATACTAATATCAGGTGTTGTTCCTCCTGAAGAGTTTATTGGAGTCGTTCCAGTTACACTAGTTACTCCCGTGTCGCTGTCTGTCCATCCGGCTGTAAATGTACCTCCATCTCTTTGTGTAAAGGTCATTGTTTTTGATGTAGTACCGGTTACAGCGGCGCTTGCGACATAATTATTATAAGCTTCTGTCCATTGAGTTCCATTACCGTTTGTGTCTGTTACTGTTCCGCCAGCTGTTATATTGTTTCCAACGGTTAAGTTATTACCGGAAGCATCATATGTTAATCCCGCATCTCCTGCAACATTTGCTGTTCCAGTCCAATAAGTTAGTTGATTAGCAACACCTGATCCTGAAAGTGTAGATGTATTATCTATTTTTTGCCAAGCATCAGTTCCAGCTCCGTCTGAAACGTATACTGCCCAATCACCAACTTTCCAGTCCGTGATACCATCTAAATTTGTGCTACCTGCTACACTTACAATATAAAACGTTCCATTATCAGGGGTTGTTCCTGCTAAAGAAGGAGAGTCAGTACTTGCGTTCCAGTTTCCTTCAAATGAAAGACCAGCGGGTATTTGCCCTATTTGTGCAGTTACAAAATCATAGATTTGATCACCTGTAGCAAGAGCTGTTCCATTGTTAGCTACAGCTGCGGTTTTTGCAGCAACTTTGCCTGATGATATTTCAATAGTAGCGTTATCAACATCTACCTCAATATCATTAGCGTTAGCAATAATACCATCACCACCTCCTACGTTAAACGTAATAGTTTCATTTGAAGATTGATTTAAAGTAAAAGATCCTCCGTTGTTTGCTAAACCAGTTCCGCCGGTTAATGTGATTGTTGAATTATTTGGAGCTGTAGGAGCTGAGCCAGCTGTTATTGAGGTTATATGACCAGTATCGTTCGTTGTTACAGAAGAAGGATAAGCATAAGTGCCAGCTGTACCAAATGTATCGTGTGTTACAGATATTGTTGTATTACCTGATTGATTTGCTGTAAATGTTCCTGTACCTCCTAAAGCACCTGTTCCTTGAACTGTTAATGTGCCGTCGTTAACTGTAGGTATAGAAGGAAAAGTAGTTAAATTTCCAGCACCATTTACGTATTGTGAACTTGAACCATCAAAAGACAGTGTTAGTGTTCCGTTAGCTGTTATTGTGTTTCCTGAAGTAGCGTTTCCGTCTGAAGCTAATTCAATGCTGGTAATTCCAGTGTCTATACCGCTTAGATCTATAGTTCCAGAAAATGCGCTACCAACTCCTGTAAATGTTAAGTTGCTACCACTAAGCGCAACGCTACTAATATAACTATCACTTCCTGTAGCTAAAGCAACCCAAGCACTTCCGTTATATAAGTAAAGCTTTTTATCGCCTGTTGTTGAGTCAAAATATATTTGGCCTTCAGAAGGCGACGATGGTGCTGTTCCTAAAGGGTGTATTACTGGGTTTTGCAGTTGATTTTTATTAAAATCTACATTGCATAAAAAATCCATTGCCATAATTGTAGTTGTTTAGTTTAAAAATGCTTTACCTGAAAAGGAAGCAGTGAAAGTTATTTGTACGTGATTTGTAGATGCAACTCCATTTGCGTCTACATATTTAATTTGCCCTAAGACAGTGTTGTGGCCAGAATCTACAACAGAAACAGCCGGGTTTTTACCAAGATCATGCTGAATGTTCCAGACACTACTAGCAGAAACTTGATTATATGTAAAATGTAAATCCCCACTATCATCAGCAGGGTTTGTGAATTCACTAAATATATAGCTTTTATCTTTTTTTATTACTCCGTTGCTATTATAAGAAACAACAGTAACGTTATAGAAATTCGATTCGGTTGGATGTTGTGTTATACCAGAAACCTTATAAGCTCCAAAATTATTTACATCATCTAGCTCAGCTAGTATAATATTTTTATTTATAAATAATTGTAAAAAATTTGCAACATCTTTATTACCGCCAGCTGTTTTACTTACCATGAAAGTAGTAATACTACTAAAAGTAGTTCCCACGCCTCCAAAGCTTTCAAAGCTTATGCTTCCAGTTTTTCTTCCTGTTGATGCAATATCTTGAAATTTAAATATAGATTGATCAGCTACATTAGTTTTGTTATTTTCACCAAAGACATCGGCTAAAGATTCTACCGTAAAGTTTTTAGTACCTAATCCATTTTCATCTGTACCAATGAGCTTATCTAGCAGTGATACCGCCGTGTCTATAATGTACGTACTAATTCTAGCCATTTAATCTTTTTTTGTAATAGCTTTTGCTTTTTCCCAGGTTCTTCCTACAAAATAAGCGCCATACACGGTTACTAATAGTGTTTGGAAAATAGGTATATACTCTTCAGCTATACTAAATTCTCCTATATTACCATCAAAAAAACACAGCGCTGTGAATATAACAGTTAAGTATATAAGTACCATTGGACGTATATTCTTAGATAAAAAGCTATCAGATTCCATATCTGCTTTCCACCTTGCCGTTACCTGCTCTTGGGCTTCTTTATCGGCCTTCTCAAGTATTTCAGTTATAAGGCGATGCGCCTCTAGTTTTTCTTCTTTGGTAGTTGTAAGCTTATCAATAACGTTCCCGACTTCTTTAATTACATTGCCGGTTAGCCATTGCCAAATTTTTTTCATTAAAATCTAAAATTATCTTTTACCGCTTTAACAAAACCTTTGCTTTTAATATCGCCAATAAATTTATTATTTATGCTCTGTTGATAGCTTTTAGCTTTTGCTGCTTTTTCATCAGAACGCTTAGTGCCATCTGAAAAAGCTTTAATCGTACGACTAAACATATTTCCATCATTGTTTGCATCATTAAAAGCAGTGTCTTCACCTGTTTTTGGTTCTTTTTTTGGTCCTGTTTGTTTAGCCATTGAACCATATGATTTTTTAGCCATTGAACCATATGATTTTTTAGCCATTGATTTAGCATATCCTAATTTTTGAGGGCCTATGCCTTTTCCGTTGTTTCCCATTTTATTTGTTTTGTTTGTTATAGTATATGACGCCATTCCAGTTTCCTTTAAAAATAGCTTTCATTTTTTCTTTGTTTATTATTTTATATGTAATAGACACTCTGTGGTTGTTTTTTTCGTAGAATATATTTGTTTTCATCTTTCTTCTACTAAACTGAATAACTTTTTCTTCAACAGTGCTCAATGTAACGCTTGACACGTTATCAAGATCTTGTTTTTGAAAGTTGTAATTATATATATCTAAATTTTTGTTTTTTGCAGTTATCAGCATTGTATAATCACTGCCTTCACTTTTCCAAGTTCCTATGAACTTACTATTCTCTGCTTGTGGTTTAATTAATACAGTTGATATTATTATGCTTATTGTTAAAAATAATGTTTTCATTTTATTAAATTTTATTGTTTATATATATAATATATAATTACACGTTATATATTTTTTTAAGCATCTCTAAAATTAGAAACAATATCTTGCTCTACTTCATTCTGAGCAATAGTATTAAGTGCTTTAACTATTTTTGCTTTATCAAAGGCTTTATAGAAATATTGTTCCTTAACTTCTGGAATTTTATTTTCTATTTTTTTAAGATCATTAACATTGTATTTTTTACCGTATTCATGGTTTATTAATGATCTAAATTGATTAAAAGTACCCATAGTTTCTTCAGGTCTTGAAATATATTCTCTTTGCTCCATAGTTAAGTTTTTGCCTCTAGTAGATTTTATTATATCTCCACCTAGTATATTAACTAGTACGCGACCTTGCAAAGCGTCGTAATTACTGTAATGAGTAAGTTCTTCGTCAAGCATTGGGCCAGTTGCTCCAACTTCTCCTTTTAACGCGTCAATAGAAGTACCAATTCCAACGTTTCTATGTAAGCCTGTTTTTGGTTCGTATTTAGTGACAACAGACGCATTAGCATGTTCTGGGGCTTCACCTTTAAGTATTCTAGCTTTTTTAGTTTGCTCGTACATTTTTTTTAGGTCTTCAACAGAAAGTCTTTTACCGTCAGCAGTTAATCCTTGCTTAGACATAAGTTCTAAAACCTCCGGTTGTCCGTAATGTTTAAAAAACCACTCTTTTTGTGATACTTTTTTTCCTTCTTGTGATTCTTCAGGTTTTAATGCAGGGTTAACTGCTTCAAAAAAACCTATAGATTTATCAGTTTTACCTTTTGTTACTAAACTTTTATCTTTATGCATTTCACCTATGTGAGCAAATTGATGACCTTCATATGTAGGCTTAATGTTTTTACTAGGAATAACACCTAAATCTACCTCTGGTAAAACCTCTGTTTTAATAGGTTGCTCATTGTTAGTTAAACCATCTGTGTTTAACTTTTTTTTCATACTAAAAGCCATATTATTATTTTTTGTAAGGAAAAGCTTTATTTAAGGCTTGTTTTCTTTTTTTACAACCGCAATCACCTGGTAGTTTTTCAACCATTTTTTTTATACCAGTAGCTTTTGTAAACTTCTCTATTGAGTCTCCTAATCCTTTTGATTCCATAGTGTTTTATTAAAATCTACTGCAGCACCATCTTTTTCTTGCTGCTCTACCTCTTTCCCCAGTCCAACTTTTAGATCTCGAGCAAAAGGCTTTTTGTCTTTTATAAGCTTTTGTACCAGCTTCTACATCGCATTTTGTAACCGCTGTTTTAAGTTTACTACCAGGGTTTTCTTTTCTATATTTTTTAACACCTGCTGATGTCATTCCAGCGCCTTCATCTACTGATCTAAAATTTCTACCTTTACCTTTTGTTGTTTTTCTTATTCTAGGAACAGGTGAAGGCTTAGATGGCGCTTTTATTGAAGAAGCATCAAAAGAAGTTGTTATAGAAACAGGTGTAATACTAACAGGTTTAATCATGTCAGAAGCGCTTTTTTGAACTTTTTTAGAACTTGCCGCGTCTTTTAATCTTTGTATTTCGTCTGTATCTTTTTTCTCAGGAGCCGTAGAATCAAAACCATCACTAGCCACTTTAGAATAGTCTGTGTGAGTTCCTCCGGCGTATTTAGCGCCTTTCATTAAAGCTTCATTCATTTTAAAAGCCGAAGATTTAGCTTTATTTGTTATTATATTTCTTTTGTAAGCCATAGCTATGATTTTGATTTTGCTTCTTTTTCCCATGGAAAATCCCCGCCTTCTTGATCTGATTTACCTGTGTCCATTGATATTAATAATCCTTGTTCTCTTTTATAAACCCTCGGAGTTGATTTAGTATCTTTTTTCCAAGTTACAATATCATTATTATAATCTAATTTATTTTGAGACATTTGATCATGGTGTTTGTTTTCTTCAGGTATAGCCTCTCTCTTTTTTTTGTCTGAAACATTTTTGTCAACAAAAGTTGTTCCGTCTCTGTTTGCCTCTGCTATAACGTTCTTGTCTAGGTTTTTTTCAAAAACAGGTCTTCCAAATGTAGACAGCTCTTCGTTATATCCAAGAAGATCTCCCTTGCTTTTAAGTTTAAAGCTCATTAGTTATATTTACAACCTTTTTTAGGTAAAGCAGACCCATCCATTTGAGAAGTAACACCCATTGACTTAGCGGCTTTAACACCCTTAGGTCCAGAATCTATAAGACTTTGTTGTCCCTTGTTTTTTGCCGAATATTTAGCAGGTGAACCACAATCGCATGGAGGTTCGCAATCAAAGTCGCCACCTATTATTGGTTGTGTTGATTTTAATCCTTGTTGTGTAGAGTATTGTGCTCTTGCTGTAATTGGTAAGTTCATATTGTTTAGTTTATCTTTCGTTATCTTTTATCATATCATCTATAGCCTTATTATAGACCTTGTCTGTATATGTTTTATTTTTGTAAAATTTACTTTTGCTATAAGTTGGTATATCTTCTTCGCCTAATAATATTCTATATATTCTAGTTATTAAATGTTTACACTTAGTAGAAACTTTATATACTGCATATTTTGACGTTGTTCTATTTCTTTTTTTAAAAACATCTATCCAACCCGCGTTTCTTAACCTGTTCCATCTGTGTTTGTCCCAGCTATAAGTATAAGATCCATCTATAAATCCATTGCGTGTAAAAAATTGTTTACAGTCTAAGTATATTAACAACTCGAGATCAGCGTCTTTAATATCATATGTTTTACAAGCCCACTTTCGAACTAACCTATAATACTTAAATATTTGCTTGTCACGTAATTCTTTAGCGCTTATTCTCATTCAACTATAACAACGTCTGATATTTTTATAACATAGTAAAGTTTTTCTTCATATTCTATGCCAAAACCTTGATGTTTGTCATATCTGACTATATCGTCTTTTTTCACAACAGGAACCTGATCTCCAACGCTTATAACTTTTCCCTTTAAGTATCTAATGTCTTTGTCCTGAGATTCAGTTAACTCTAAGCCACCTACTTTTTTCGGTGCCTCTTTTATTTTTTCAACTACTAAATAATAATTAATTGCTTGCATCGTCTAATCTTTTATTACTAATTATACAATCAGCAGATATTATTGTAGTAGCTACACTAACCGCGTTTTTTAGCGCCGATTTTGTAACCAAAACCGGGTCTATAATTCCAGCTTTAATCATGTCGACTTCTTTACCCGTGTTAACGTCTATGCCAAAGTTTATTTCATCATGACATCCACATTCATCAATGCCAGCATTTTGTAGTATAGTAAAGTATGGGGAGGTTATTGCCTTTAAAAGAGCTTCTTCTCCAAATGATTTTGTTTCTATTTGTTGAGCCGCGTTTAGTAGTGCAACACCCCCGCCAGCAATGATACCTTCTTTTAGTGCCGCCTTAGTTGCGTATATAGCGTCTTCAACTCTATCTTTCTTTTCTTTAAGCTCTACCTTACTGTTAGCGCCTACTTTAACGATGCCAACTATTCCTGATAACATAGCCAAGCGTTGTTCTAGTTTTTTCTTAAAAAATCCGTTTGTCTCTTCTTTTATCTTTGACTTAACGCCGTCTATCCTTTCTTTAAGATCTTCTCTTTCTTTATTAACTTGTAACACGGTGTTGGTGTTATCTGTCACGGATTTTATTGCTGTACCAAGCACAGATGGATCTATTAAATCTAAGTCATCACCTAATTCTTCGTTCATTAGTTTAGCACCTGTTAAAAATGCTAAATCTTCCATAGACTGTAGCTTTGTAGGCCCAAAGCCAGGTGGCTCAACTATGTTTACTTTTATATTACCTTTTACTTTGTTTGCTACTAATGTTGCATAAGGTTGTTGCTCTAGATCTGCAACTATTAATAAAGGTTTTTTGTTTTTAATAACAAACTCAAGAACACTTTGTATTTTTCTTATGTTTGTAACTGTTGAAGATATTAATAAAACATACGGATTTTCTAGAGTACAAACTGATTTTTCTTTATCAGTAGCTAAGTGTGGTGATTTTAATTTTGAATCAAACTGAACGCCGTCAACAAACTCAACATACGTTTCGTTTGT